GGTGTGGCTATTGATATTGTTCCTGAATTTGATGAGGGACACTATGAATGGTTTTTAGAAGAATTTGAAGCATTTACAAAACGACAAGAATTAGAAAGAGCAATATTAAAAGCGGCTGATTTATTAGACAAAGGTGATTTTGAAATCGTTGAAAAATTAGTTAAGGATGCAGTACAAATAAGTTTACAGCGTGATATGGGTACTGATTACTTTGCTGATCCTAGAGGTAGATTAATGATACTAAAGTCAAGTAATGGGCAGGTGAGTACAGGATGGCCCACACTTGATAGTAAATTATATGGTGGATTCAATAGGGGTGAATTGCAAATTTTTGCAGGTGGATCAGGTAGTGGTAAGTCACTCATCATGCAAAATTTAGCAGTGAATTGGTTACAGGCAGGACTAAGTGGAGCATATATTACATTAGAACTAAATGAAGGATTATGTGCTTATCGTATTGATAGTATGTTTACTGACACAAGTAGCCGTGATATTTTTAAGGACATTGATAATGTTGAAATGAAGGTTAAAATGTTAAGTAAAAAAGCAGGTAAATTTAGAATTAAATATTTGCCTGCTCAGAGCACTGTTAATGATTTAAGAGCATATTGTAAAGAATTACAAATACAAACCGGTTTAAGATTAGATTTTTTATGTATTGACTATTTGGATTTGTTGATGCCTGTAGGTGCAAAAGTAAGTCCTAGTGACTTGTTTGTTAAAGACAAGTACGTTAGTGAAGAATTGCGTAATTTGGCAAAAGAATTAAATGTGCTATTTGTTACAGCAAGTCAATTAAATCGTACAGCGGTTGATGAGATTGAATTTGACCATAGTCATATAAGTGGTGGTATTAGTAAAATTAACACAGCAGATAATGTATTTGGTATTTTTACAAGCCGTAGTATGCGTGAACGTGGGCAATATCAGTTACAATTGATGAAAACTAGAAGCAGCAGTGGAGTAGGACAAAAAATAGAATTAGAGTTTAACGTTGAAACTTTGCGTATTTCTGATCCTAATCCTGATAATAATACTAGCTACAAACCACAACCAAGTGCAAATGATATTATGAGCAGGATTAAACCTAATGTAGAAACAACTAATGATAAGGTACATCAAACTATTGAACCTACACAGCAAAAAATTGTAGCTGAAACACAAAATAATAAACTTAAAAGTTTACTGAATTCCTTAAAGAAATGACTAAATACTAGTAGGAATCTTATATGCATCGTAAAACCCGCAGTTTGTTAGAGGAACTAGAAGCCTTAGGTAGTAATCGTGACTCCGTACATATTATTGAAAGTCGAGGTCATAACATTATTACCAGTGCGATTAATTTAATTGAAATGATTAATCGTAAGTATAGTCCTGAGCAGGCAGAAATATTAGAGCGTAAATTGTTACATGCTATAAAATCTAAAGATCAAACTAAATTTAGTAAATCATTAAGGAAAAATCGTGAGAATCAAGGACATTAGAAAAAATCAAAAACTTGACGAATTAAACTTAAGTCATGTAATAGGTAATTATGGATCAGCAGCGGCAAAACAGATCGGTAATCGTTTAACTGGTGATCCTGAAGGACAAATGTCTGTTAAGGATAAAATGTCTAAAGAGAAATTCTTACGTGATTTTATCGGTAGAGCAAGTTCAGATATTGACTCACTTGTAAAAAGCGGACAAATTGTTATGGGTCCTGCTGCTAATGACGCAGACGGTGATGGAAAACCTGATTCAGGAGCAGCAGGTGCTACCGCCGCAGGAACAGCTTCTTCAGGAAATGCAGGAAGCACACAAGCAGGGTCAACAGTTGATGCTAATTCAGACTTTGCAGGTTATGGTGCTGAAATTACTAATATGGCTACCGATAAGCGAGTATTAGATACATTAGCAGCATTAAAACCAGAACAATTAGTAGTTGTCAAAAAACTTTTAACACAAAAGGCTAAATTAACAGCAGAACAGATTGATGAGGCTAGTTTAGCCGGTCTAGGCCAAAGCTTGAAAGCAGGTGCAGGTAAACTAGGTGCAGGCTTAAAAGCAGGAGCGCAAGCATTATCCCGAGGATATCAAGCCGTAAAACCCTACGCTCAAAAAGCAGGTCAAGCAGTTGCACAAGTACCACGTTTAGCAGCAACAGGGGCAGGTGCAGCAGTCGGTGGTGCAAGAGGTATGGGAACTGCTGCAAGAAAAGGTTATCAAGCAGGTGTAAAATATGTTGGTCGTGGTCCACTTAGCTTTGATGAATTACAAAAGATTATATATGGTGCCAAACCTGACCAAGCTAAACAATTATTACAATTTATTAAACAGTTACAAACAGCACAACCAAAACAGGCTAAACCAGCAGCACCTCAAGCGACCTCTCAAGCAGCACCGCAAGCACCTCAAGCAGCACCACAAGCAGCCGCAGCTGCCGCACCGGCCCCTAAGAAAAGAGGGCAACCTACATTAAATCTACCAGCACAATCAGCACCAACCCCTGCTGCAGGTGCTACGGCTAGTAATTCAATCACAAGAGGTAAAGATGGCAAATTAGCTGTAAAAGGCCTTCAGATGCGTGAGGATATTTTATCTGAAGCAGATACAATAAGTTCATATTTGCAACGTTGGATACCACAATATGTCGGATTTGATACAAGTCGCTATAATGATCAAATTAACCAATTAAGTAAGGATGTTCAAAATACTTGGCGCAAGGATGGTGGTAAACAGGCACTTACAAAACTTGCAAACTTAATGTTTGCTTTAAGTTATAGTGAATCAGGTAAAGGAGCAGCAGGCGCAGCGAAAGAACCTGAGGCGGCTAGTACAGATTCAAGTATGTCTGCGATTGATGCACTACGTGGTAGATCAGCTAGCACACCCGCAGCCAGTTCTGCTGCGTCAGGTGCTGAAGCAGGGGCAGCTCCTGCAGCAGATTTAGCTGCAAGTAGTGAACAAATAATAAATCTTATACGAAAAATGACAGGTCGTAATATGAGTGATGACCTTGTTGAAATTATTAATATTGCATTGACAAGACTTCGTTTAGTAGATAGAGCAGCATATACTCAAATGATGAAAGATATTAAAAGCGGCACTAAAGAGAAAAGAGCAGCAGCACCAGCAGCACCGGTGAAAGCAGCCACACCTAAAGCCGCACCAAAGGCAAAACCAAAAGCACCTGCAGCAGCACCAGCGACCACTGCACCAAGACGTAAACCCAATCTTAAAGTAGGTGAAAGTATTATTGTCAAACCTAAAACATTCAAGGTTTGGGGTCAACAATGAATCTAGTAGAATCATTACAGATTCTTGCTGATAAAATTGATACCCTTAGTAGTTTACAAGAAGCTAAGGGTCATTTAGACCATCCAGAAGATATGGTATTTTTAGGAGCAAGTCAAGGGGCTAAACAAGCAGTTGACGCTATGAATAAAACTGTTAAAACTCCCAATGCTATTACCATTAAATGGGACGGATATCCAGCATTAATATTTGGACGAGGTAATGATGGTAAGTTCAGTATTATGGATAAACATATGTTCAATAAGAAAGATGGTACTGGTCGTGTTGTCTATAGCCCAGAACAATTTGCTCAGTATGATCAGGCAAGAGGTGTTGATAGACAGCAATTGCATCAATTAATTGCTGAAATTTGGCCTGGTCTTGAAAAAGCCGATAGAAGTAAGGGTTACTATTGGGGCGATTTACTTTTTAGTCAGCCGCTAAAAGAAGCTAAAGGTATGTATAAGTTCAGAGCAAACCCAAATGGCATAACGTATACAGTTGATGTGGATAGTGAAATAGGACAGTTTTTAAAAGGAAAACAAGCTGGAATAGTTGTGCATCAATTTATTCCAGCAAATGCATCAACAACAGATGAAGCTACCCCATTAAATGGGACTATAGGTAGCTTAAAAAACAATAGTAACATTGCTATTGTGCCTGCTAAAATGCCTATTACCCCTAAGCTTAAAATAGATAACACATTATTAAAGACAGCACAAAGTACAATTGCAAAATATGGACCAGCTGTTGATCAATTGATGAATACTGCGCCTCAAGCAGCAAGTGCTTTTCAAATGCTTTTTACAACCTATATAAACAAAAGAATTGTATCTAAAAACTTAAACAATTTAGTTGATGGATTTATGGAATATTTTAACAGCCGTCCAATGACCGAAAAAATGAGAGAAAAGCTTACACAGCATTTTCAAGCAAACAAAAACGGACTAATCGGTGCGTTTTCTATTTGGATTGCAATTTATAATCTTAAAATGAATATTGTTGAACAGCTTAATAAAGCAGCGGAAACTGCACCTGTACAGGGCTACTTACAAGACGGAACTAGAACACAAGAAGGATTCGTTAGTCAAGGCTTAAAATTTGTAGACCGTATGGGATTTTCAGCACAAAACCTTGCAGGCCAACGCTAACCCCAACTTTTTTTGTTCCAGGAATAAATAGTTATATGAAGCAGTAGGCTTCAACAAACATAAAGGAATAATAAAATGGCACAGTTTACAAGAGTTAATGGCGATTTTAAGCCACTTATCAATTATGATACAGATTCATACACCAACACAGGTGTTAATACAGTTACATCAGCAGCTACAGTACAACCACAAGGTCCTAAGTTAGCA